CAGAACGATTATAATTTCGAGGTCGGCGGTTTGATTGGCACTGGCATGGCTCCACTCGATCTAGCAATAGATCAGTATGCCATTTTGCCAGGTGGTCAGTTGAATAGCATCAAAGTTTTATCTAGCATGTTCACGTTGACTGGCATAATCCGTGGAGCGAGCATATTAAATCTACACGCCAACCGGCAGGCGTTGTTGAATGTGCTGAAGCCCGATGCCGTGCCAGAAACGGCGGAGGGTGCGCAGCCGGTCATTTTGCGCTACACCGGCGCGGCTGTGGACAAGGAAATCTCGGTGCATTATGTTACAGGCCTCGAGGCCAATATTGTGGCCGAGATGGAATGTTGGGAGCCGGATTTCGCTATCCGGTTTACAGCGCCAAATCCGTTTTGGTCAGAGATTGGGGAGTCGGCACGGATTCTTGATACAGAAGATACAGCGACATTTCGGATTGTAGCTGGTCGGTTGCGAGCTACAGGGCAGTGGGACGATTTGGGACCGCCTAACGTTGCAGGAACCTACACATTTGTTAATGACATTGTGGTTGGGCCAGATGGTCTTGTCTATTTCGGTGGCGATTTTGAGAACTTTAACAACATTCCTGCTGCTGATTATATCGTGTCCTACGATCCACAAACTGGAACATGGGCCGCTTTGGACATTGGATTAAATGACATCGTTCATGCATTGGCTTTTGGGCCAGATGGAATGCTCTATATTGGAGGCGAATTCACGGCAGCGGGCGGTGATGGGCAGGCTGATTACTTTTGCACCTGGGATGGTGCTGTGTTTAACAATCTAGGCGATCCTGATGTTGGGGGCGCTGTTATTAACCGTGTCTTTGATATCACTCTAGGCCATAATGGTGATATTTATGTAGGTGGTGATTTTGACGACTGGGCGAACGCTGCGGGGGCGGACAATATTGTCGTATGGGATCTGAGTGCTGGCGCGTGGGTTGCTGTCGCTGGTGGATGTAATGATGATGTATATGCTATTAAACTCGCGCCGAATGGGGATATGTATATAGGCGGCTTGTTTACAGATTACGGTGGCGCAAATGGAGACCGCATCGTCCGGTATGACGGTGCAGCTATTTATCCACTAAACACAGGTTTAGGTGCTGATTATGTAGCTGCTATTGCTATCTCTGATGATGGAACAGTTTATCTCGCTCATATAGTTGGTGGTGTTTCACATGTATATGAATGGAATGGCGTGGCCTTCACTAGTTTGGGTGCTCTAGCAGGCGGTATACCTGTTGGTGCTATGCTCATGTCTCCAGATGATATATTGTATGTTGGCGGCACATTTGCTACTCTTGGCAGAGTAAAATGGAACGGCTCATCTTGGTCGGCTTTGGATACCGATATACCAACCGCTGGCAGTAGTATCTATGCTTTTGCTTTTGGCCCAATCGATCCCGTCGTACCTGTAAATTTCGACATTTGGCTAGGTTTTAATACCACGGTTGCGAGAGACTTTGCAGGCAGTACGATTGTTGCCAATGATGGCACGAGGACAGTTTTTCCTTTGCTCGTTATTTCTCGCATTGGTGGCACTTCTGCCGCAATAGAACAGGTCAGGAACGAAACTACAGGTAAAGAGTTGCTTTTTGATTATGATCTGCTCATTGGCGAGACATTGACGATCGATTTGAGACCTACTCGAAAAAGTATCATGTCAAATTTCTTTGGCCCTCGTCCAGATGCGATCTATGCTTTGTCTGATTTCGGAACGTGGTCACTTTTGCCAGGCAATAATCAAGTGACGTGTTTCGTGGACGTGGTAGGAGCAGACATCGAAGCATATTTATTGTGGAAAGATACTTATTGGAGTAGCGACTAATGGCTGGCACTTACGAACTCCATTTGACAAATGATTTCGGGGTGCGCTTGGGAGAGGGTGCATTGGACGATATTCTTTGGTTCAGTGCGACCAGATCAGATCACGCGATCGGGTCATTCTCTGCTGCTCTACCAACTACATTTGATATAAGCTTGTTGAAACCGGATCACATGATCCAAGTCTGGCGTGCTCCACGTGGCGGCAGGTTGGCGCTGTGGCGGCCCTTTTTCATTCGGAAATGGCGGCTCGAGACCAGGGGGGCGCGTGATAGTATTCTCGTTTTTGGCAGAGGGCCAAAAGATCTGTTGAGACGACGTATCGTGGCCGCTTATTCCGGCGTTGCACAATCAGCGAAAATTGACTTTGCCGATGATATGATGAAAGAAATCGTGACCGAGGCCATTGCCGATGGCGTTGCTCCTGTTCCAGCAGCAGGTACGCGGGTCTGGAACAACTTTTCGATAGCGGCGAACACTGGTAGCGGGCCAACGTTGACGAAGGCTTTTGCTTGGCAACGTTTGCATAGGCTCATGCCAGAAATTCAGCGAGCGGCACGTGAGGCGGGTGTAGAAGTATTTTTCGACATCGTACCCGACGTAATCACGACGAACAGTATTAGCTTCCAGTTTCGGACTTCTATCAGCCAACCGCCTGGCGGTAGTGTAAGAAATACAGTCTTCGCTCAAGAATCCGGGAACATGACAAATCCATTTCTCGAATTCGATTACACCGAAGAGGAAAATTACATCTATGCTGGCGGCCAGGGCCAGGGTGCATTGCGTAATATCCAACAAGTTTCAGATACAGTCAGATTCAATGCTTCGCAATGGAATCGGAACGAAGCTTTCGCAGTGGCAATGCAGCAGACAGTAAATAACGGTGTGCGTGAAACTGGTAGGGCACGGTTGGAAAGTGGCCGGCCGCGGCGGCGCTTTGGTGCGACGCCGATCGATACAGCCGGCACGCGGTTCGGGCGCGATTGGGACTATGGCGATGTGGTCACAGCACGCTATCGGGGTTCTGAATTTCAAACCGTCATTCGCGCGGTGACGCTTTCAGTGGAAAATGAAAAAGAAACTATCTCGGCCAGGCTGGAATTTGAGGATTGAGTTATGGTAGGTGCAATCGAAGAGCAATTGATCTTGGAGATTGAGAGCCTGAAACGCCGCCTCGATGCGCTGGAGCCAGTGGAATATAGCGTGATTCCGGGGGGGCCACACTCCATATTATCAGCGACGCACGCAGATTCGGTTCCTCAGGTAGTATCGCGAGGTTCATTGATCTACGGTGATGCGACGCCCGACTGGAATGAGTTGGTTCACCCTGGCGGGGCTGATCGGGTATTGCAATCGGCGGCCGCCGACGTGCTGTGGTCAGCTCAAACCCTAACCCTCACGACAGCCTTGACGAATCAAGGCGCGGCTGGCACGTTGAACTGGGCTGGGGTATTCACGTTGACTATTCCTGCCACAGGCACAGCTGCATTAGGCACTGGGGTTGCCAATCACGTAGCGTATTGGAGCAACGTCAATACCCTGACGAATGAGGCTCAATTAGCGCTCTCTCGTGGTGGAAGCAACGCCGATCTCAGTGCCACCGGCGGCGCGGGTGAATATGTCAAGCAAGTCGGAGTTGGCGCGGCGTTCACGGTAGGCACGATTCCAGCGGGAGACTTGCCGGCCCTTGGCGGCATGCCCGCACTCACTTACGGTGTGGCCAACGCTGCCGGGGTTGCGGCGACCTACATTCGCACGGATGCGACGCTGGCGGTATTTGACGCTGTGGTGCCTGGTACGATTCAGTGTGACGATGCGGCAGGGGCGGGAGTGGCGGGCGTGACGGCTAGGCGCGATCATCAGCACGCCATAGTCTGCGCTGTCCCAGTCGATATCGCTAATGCCAACGCGGAAGGCGTGGCGACATCGTTCGCACGTTCGGATCACGTTCACAATCATCCCGCCGCCCTGGGTGTGAATCTCCACCACGATGAAGTGCATGCAGTCAATTCGGCTGGCCCGCACGCCGAAGGCGGCCTGACGATAGGTCACGTTCTGCGGGTATCGGCGGCGGCGGCTTTCTCGTTCGCCGCCATTCAAGCGGGGGATATTCCGGGACTGGGTGGCGTTCCTGCTCTCACACTCGGCCTGGCTAATGCTGCCGGCGCAGCGGCGACTTATATACAGACTGATGCGTCGATAGCCATCTTTGATGCCGTAGTTCCTGGCACGATCGAATGTGACGACGCGGCGGCGACGGGGGCAGCCGCCTTTGCTGCCCGACGCGACCACCAACACGCCATCGTGTGTGCAGCGCCCGCAGCCAACCTCAG